GCAGGAACTAAACCGGATATTGGAAACGTTGCCCCAGGAAAAGCGTTGCATTGGGGAAAGCTTGATTGCGGAATTGCTTTTCATGGGCGACACATTGAAGGAACTGAAAAAGGAAATCAAGGCGCGGGGGACGCTGGAAGAATTTACCCAGGGGAAGCAATCGTTTATGCGGGAAGCCCCTGCCTTGACTTCATACACGAAACTAATTGCACGCTATGGGGCATTGTTCAAGCAGCTATGCGACATGATGCCCAGGGCGCAGCAGGAAGGCCCCAGCCCCTTGATAGAATGGCTGAACGAATGACGGGGGGCGCGGATCCGTGAATCATATTCAAACCTATGTTGACGCGATCCAGGCGGGGGACGCCATCGTTTCAAGGCGCGTTGCAAAGGTTTATGAACGGTTGGCGGATGAAATCAGGAACCCCCGCGGGGGCTTTGTGTTCGATGAACGCAAGGCGCAGCGGCCCATTGACTTCATAGAAAAGTTTTGCCGACACAGCAAAGGCGAATGGGCGGGGCAACCTGTCAAGCTGGAATTGTTTCAACGCGCCTTCATTGCGGCCCTGTTTGGCTTTGTGGACGGGCAAACAGGCTTGCGGCGCTTCCGGGAAGCCATGTTATATATGGCACGGAAGAACGGCAAAAGCACGTTGTTAAGCGGCCTTGCGCTGTATATGCTGATTGCAGACAAGGAACCCGGCGCGGAAGTCTATGCCGTTGCCAGCAAAAAGGAACAGGCGCGGATTGTGTTTGACGAATGCTTGCATATGGTGGAGCAATCCCCGGAACTGTCAAGGATTCTGAAAAAGCGCAAGGCGGATTTATATTGCCCCCTGTCAATGGCGAAATTACAGGCGTTGGGGCGCAATTCTGACACGCTGGACGGACTAAACGCCCATTTGGTTATTGTGGATGAGCTGCACAGTATCAAGGATAGAAACGTCTATGAAGTCATGAAGCAATCGCAATCCGCACGGCGGCAACCCCTGCTTGTGTCGATCACGACGGCAGGAACGCAGCGGGAAACAATCTTTGATTCCCTTTATGCCTATGCTTCCGGCGTGGCGGACGGAACTATCCAGGACGACGCATTTTTGCCGGTGCTGTATGAGCTGGACAGCAAAGACGAATGGACATTGCCGGATGCGTGGGCAAAGGCAAATCCGGGATTGGGAAGCATAAAGAAGCTGGATGACTTGCGCGGGAAGGTAGAACGGGCAAAGAACAGCCCCGGCGAATTGCGCGGCCTTCTATGCAAGGACTTCAATATCATTTCAACCGTCAATGCTGCATGGCTTGACTATGACAGCATAAACAATCCGGAAACATTCGACATTTCTGGATTCCGTGGCGCTTGCGCCATCGGCGGCGCTGATTTGAGCATTACAACGGATTTGACTTGCGCAACACTGCTTTGGATGGATGCCCAGGAAAAACGCTATGTTGAACAGATGTATTTTTTGCCGGAAGATGGATTTGCGGAGCGTTGCCGGGATGAAAAGATTCCATATGCGATCTGGAAGGAACGGGGATTATTGCGCCTATGCCCAGGGAATACGATCAAGCCGACGATGATTACACAATGGTTTATCGAAATGGTGAAGCAGCGCGGCATTTACGTTTCCATGGTTTATTATGACAGCTATTCGGCGCGATATTGGGTTGATGAAATGACGGCAGCGGGATTCAAAATGATTCGCTGCATTCAAGGATTCAAAACATTGTCGATTCCGTTGGAACGGTTGGGCGCTGACTTGAAGGCCAGGAAGATAAACTATAACGACAATCCATTGCTGAAATGGTGTATGTGCAATGTCGGCGTTACGGAAGATAGGAACGGGAACTTGATGCCGGTGAAGGCCAGGAACCCGAAATATAGAATTGATGGGTTTGCTTCATTGCTGGATTCATATGTTGGATTGTGTGAGCATTACAACGAATTGAAGCAGATGAACGCGAAAATTGGAAGGGGTTGAATGTTGTGGCGTATAGTCAAAGCAATAGCAGCAAGAAGGGGCTATTTTATCTCAAAGATAAGAAAGCCGAGATTTTCAAGGTGACAGTGACACGGGATTTCTACGGCAATTCCGTAAAGGTGTACAGGCCCATTTCCCCAGCTACATTGTGGTGCTACACACGGCAGTTGACACAAGAACAGATATTTGGCGCTGCGCATTACTATGAGAATGAAACCCGGATATTTGTTTTCAATTACCGTGATGGAGTGACGGCAACCGGCAGCTATATTCGCTATGCGGGAACGTGGTATGAAGTTACCAGAATGGACGTTCCGGAAGATTACAAAGGTGCTGAAATGTTCCTTTACGCGAAAGAGTACACAGGAACTATCAAGGAAAACAGTGTATTGCCGTATTCCCAGGAATAACAAAAAATTCAAAAGAATCCAGGAACAGGGGTTGACAACCCCTGTTTGTTTAGTTTATAATGTTTACATGATTTATGAAAGAAGGTGATTTGATGGTATGGACAGAATGAAAGCCCCTGTCATTGAGCCATAACGACAGGGGCAGCCCACAAGAGCAAGCACGAACAAGCCCAGGGGACAATGCTATTATAGCATCTCCCCACACTACAAGTCAATGAAAGGGAGATTAGAACACATGGATACTGTGAAAATTGAAGTGACGTTTGACGAGCTGGATATGATAATGACGGCATGCGATGCCCTGGAAGGGGACGGCGACAGATTTAGCGGGGAGCCCTTCAAAAAGCTGTGTAGCCGTCTGCGTCTCATTGATAAGTGCCATACTGTCATGCTGACGGCGGCTATGCACGATGATAACCCGAACCCGATTAAATGGGCAGACTTTGCGAAGATGGACGAACCGACCGACGATTAACAGGGGACCGGCGGGGGCTGGAAACAGCCCCCAGCAAAGGAAGGTGGAAGCATGAGCGTTTATGAATATCTCCAGCGCCACAAAGGGGAAGCAACCATTTCAAAATTGTTTATCCTTGCGGAGCTGATTTTGTTTGAAGATGAAGAACAGATAACCAAACCTGTTTACAGAATCCTTGAATCATACTTCCGGAACTTTGCGGCAGATACACGCGATCACGCAGGGGAAGAACTGGAAGGCGTTGAACAGTATAAAAAAGGAATTGAGATTGCCCAGGATTTGATTTATGGAACCGACAAGGAAGCGTTTGAAGCCTTGAAGGGCAAATACATCATGCCCCAGGCCCAGGGGAACAAGTTGGAAGCAATCGTTGCTGAACTTGAAAGCGAATTAGGCATGAAGGGAGAACAGCATGAAAACCTTTGATAATTGTGATTGGGCTGTATGCTATGACATATCCGGCGCAACGCAGGATGACGGGCAACCGGGGCGCACGGTTTGCGGTTGGTTTTCATATCCGTTTCAAGCACAGGATTTTATCGACAAGGTTTTGCCCCCGGAAAATGTCGAACGATTCTATATCATCCATCGTGAAGAAATCCGGAAGGAACGCGAACGGGACAGGCGAACGGGGGCGGAAGCATGAACATAATAGCATTTGTGAATCAAAAAGGCGGCGTTTGCAAAACAACTTCCTGTTTGAACGTTGGGGCAGCGCTTGCCAGGGCTGGAAAGTCTGTTTTGCTGATTGATGCGGATGCGCAGGGCAGCTTGACGGCAGGAGCTGGAATTGAGCTGCACGACGGGGATTTGACCTTGTGGGAAGCCTTGAAGGGAACCGGCGACATAAACAAGGCAATCCAGCAGAAACCCGGCGGAGCCTATGACATACTACCGGCGGACATTGCTTTGTCGGGCGCTGACATTGAATTGTCAAGCATACCGGGGCGGGATTTTCTCTTGCGGGAAGCATTGGCACAGCTTGTGAAGCCCTATGACTTCATTCTGATTGATTGCCCCCCGTCATTGGGCGTTGTTACCCTTATGGCGCTGACAGCTTCGACGGGGGCAATTATCCCCTTGATTCCCCATTACTATTCCCTGCATGGCATGGCGCAGTTGATGGACACAATCAACATTGTCAAGCGGCGCATGAATCCCCAGCTTGATATAATCGGCGTTTTGTTGTCAATATACGATGGGCGGACAATTCTGCATAAAGACGTTGCGGAAGCGATTGAATCATCATTGCCGGGGAAGCTATTCAAGACGAAGATAAAAAAGTCAATCAAGGTTGCGGAAGCCCCAGGGGTTGGGAAAGATGTCTTTGAATACAATGTAAACAGTGTTTCCACACAATACATTGATTTATCAAGAGAAATAATGGAAAGGGTGTAAACATCATGGCAAGAAGATTACAGAATAATCCTTTGCTGAATCAGGAACAGCAGGACATTTCCCCGGAATTTGACGTTGAGCGTGAACGGGAACGGTTGGGCATTGAAGCCCCCAGCGGCAAGCCCAGCAGCGGCAAGCCCAGGAACCCGGATTTAATCCGTGGCGGGGTGCAAGACGGCCTGCCCCCAACGGAGACACGCGCCAGCTTCATCATGAAGCTGGACACGCTGAACGGCTTGAAGGATGTAGCATACACAGACCGATTGACGATCAAGGAAGCGTTGGACATGATTATCACGGATTATCTGAAAACCCGCGACGATCTGTTGCCACATAGGGGGAGAATCAAATGATTGTGCTGGATGGGATGCAGTTGTACACGCCGGATGAAGCGGCGGCGTTGATAGGGATGACAACCGGCGCGATTCAAAACAGAATCCGGCGGGGCATGATGAAAGCTGTTATCATCTCCGGCAAACGTTACGTTGCCGGGGATGAATTGAAGGCGGCAGCGGAAAAACGGAAGCAGGGGAGGCGGAAGCGTGGCGCGGAAACCTGTTTATGAGCGAATGTCAAGGCGTGAACTGATTGAGCGAATGAACGCCGGTGACAAAGTAGCTACGGAATTGTATGGGGCTTTGCTGGACAAGGATGAAGCAAAGTTTTTTGAAGAATACAAGAAATATGAATCAACACATGACGTAGTAAGGCAACATGAATTTGATATGCCCCTTATGAATGTCATATTCTCACTGAATCCAAACGATGAAAATTACCATGCACTTTTGCGGGAACAATTTGAATTGCTGGACAACTACCACAAGGAACATGGGGAAGCCATTGAAATTATTACAAATTTGGAACAGGGAAAGGAAGGGACGGAACTTTATAAATTTGTTCAACGGCTGACAAGGAAAGATTTTAAGGAAATCATTGATTTAGATTTGTCGGATGATGAATGGGCCTTGTTTGAAGCTGATAGAGTTGGCTATTTCCAAAGCCTTTACATTGCGGATTGTGTTACCTTGTATGAAGCAATCAAAAGGCAATATAGGACAAGAAGGAAGGCGCAGGAAGAATCAACCCTTGCGGATATGCCCCAGGTGATGGCGATTACCACACTAAAGGACTACCGTAATTCAATCAGCTTCTATCAAAAAGGCAAGGCCTACATGATTCAATTTGACAGGGCTGCAATAGAATCCATGAAATTTGAGGATGGAAAGTTGCTGATGCCGGTGCTGGATAAACCCGGTGTGAAACCCCGTCTTAAAGCATTAAGCAAGCTGGAATTGCAGAATGTCACAACAAAGGAAGGGATTGAAAAGATTGATTTGCCTTTTTTGGTGCTGATATATACGATCTATCTAAAGGAATATGAAAAGAATGGTTTTGACATATTTGAAACCGAAACCATTTCAATTTATATTCCGGATTTGGCTAAAACGATGAAGTTGAAGTCAAATCTATCTCAAGAGGACATTAAACAGAATATCCTTGCCAAATTCGACATATTTCATTCTATTCGTGGTGTGGTTGTCTACAATGAAGGTGGAAAACGTCGGGAAGGTTATTTGCAAGTGCTGAATGTTGAAGAATACAACCCGGTTACAAACGTACTGACAATTTCATCCCCCTACATTAAAAGGGTACTGAAAGAAACGTATGAAGCAGCTAAAAGGCGTGACAGAAATAACAATGTCAAATTGAGCAAAAGCGGAACCCCGTTATTGCAGCCGATGCATTCATATTTGGCATTGCCTTCATTGGTCAAGGAACATAACAAAGCGGCGGTTGAAAACGTCTTTATAATCCTTGCGCTGATTGAAGAAGCTGGAAGCAATACCGCGAATATCAAGGCCAGAACGATTGTTGAAAGAAATGTACAGTTAGCAGAACGTCTGCGAAGGCAGGACACACGCAATGCAAATATTATTCTTCGGCGTTGTTTCTTGAAAACGTGGGAATTATTGGCAACTCAAACAAAGCTATCCGAGAAATACCAGAATATCAAAATCCCAAACCCCACAATCAAAAAGATAGTAAACGGGGAAGGTAAAGAGATTCCTAACCCGGCAGCGATTCCAACAATGGCAACGCTTGACATGGTATTCCGGTTTGAACATGATGGCATTGTGAAGGATTAAAATTGCCGGGAAGTGCCCTGAAAAAAATGCCGTGTTGTGTCGCAAAAATTGCCGTGAAGTGTCGCCCAAATTGCCGTGAAGTGTCGCAGATTTGCCGGGAAGTGTCACGGCTATACCCCCCAAACCCCTTGCAAATAAAGGGATTCTGCATGGTCTGCAACCCTTCAAGACTTTAAGTCTTTAAGACTTAAAGAATGAAAAAGGCGATTGCTTGACTGCAATCGCCTTTTCATTTACGATGGGGAACGGGGGAACCGATTCCACATTGCCCCAGGGCGCAGCCCTGCAATGCAGAATCTCATTGCCCCCCAGCATATCAAAGGAAGGTGAAAACATGGCGCTTGATTCCGTTAAGATACAACTGAACCTTGACAAGGTGCAATTCACCCGGAAGCCGAACAATCCGGAAACAGGGGCGTTGATGAACCGGCTTGCATTCTGTCAAGCTTCTATCACTGTTGACGAACTTGCCCAGGCGGTTGAGCATGGGCAATCCTTCACGATTGGGTTGAAGGCAGGGACAAAGGGCGACACGTGGCAAAGCCAACAAATACTTGCGGTTGACGTTGACAATGATTACAAGGATGCCCAGGGCGTGAAACATTGCCTTGAAACCCCCTTGCCTTCCGACGATGCGATTATGCTTCTGGAATGTTGGGGCATTGAACCGGCAATAGTCTATGAAACATTCAGCAATACGGACGCATGGCCCAGATACAGAATCATCATTGTGTTGGAAGAACCTTTGACGGACAAAGACAAAGCGCGGGATTACATGGTTCGGTTGACGGCGTTGGTTAATGATTATTGCCGTGGGTGTGCTGATACGAAAATCCAGGATGCTGCAAGGCTATTGTATGGCAGCGGCCCCGGCAGCGTGATTTACAGGGGGGATGAACTAACCCCGTTGACGGTGCTGGATGCGCTTCCGGTGTTTGAAGATGCTGAATCATCTGAACCGGCTGAACCGGCTGCAAAAAAATCTCCGGTTGAGTATGGCGGCAGCTATGACACACGTGAATATATCCTTGAAGCCCTTGAATCTATCAATCCGGCAACACTGGATTATGCTGATTGGCTGAAAATCGGAATGGCCTTGAAGAATGGCGGCT